TTTATATTCGTTGATAGTGCAACATCTACTATATTGTTATCAGCTTGCAATAGATCACAGAGACTTCAGAGATCTGCCTGGTTGTTAAACGATGTGTATTTCCAACCAAATATACAAATATATGCATCAGAAGAGCTGGATGAGTTCGAACACTGGTCTAAAAAGTCTTTTTTAGATGTAGAGTCGGCAATTGTAAACTATGCGGAGAAACCAATCCCGATAACTTCGGAAGCAGTGAAACAACAAGTGGAGGATTCAACACAATTGCCGATTATTTCAGAAGAATTAAAACCTATGACCCAACCAGCGAATTTGATCTCGAACGCTACCACATTATAAGCGGTATTACATCACTAACGACGTCAAATCAGAAAAAGATGGAAGAACTGAGTGACGGGCTGATCAGGTTTGGAACTATAACGTGGAAAGGTGTCATGTCATATATAAAAGATAAATATTATGAATCTCCGATATATACAGTGACAGAAGAATTTCTACCGCGTGTCAAAGCTGATCTGACAATAAGAAGAATAAAATTAAAAGATATAGAAAAATATGGTAGCAATAAGATGAAGACAATAGTCAAATGGGCATACGCGAATTTAGGTCATTTAGATATAATATTAGTAACAAATTTAGTTTTATGGGCAGAAATGTGGGGATTAGAAAGATTGATAGAACTAACATCATTGGGAGTATTCAATGAGTTAGAAAGTATGCAAGAGAAGTTTGATAAATTGAGTGCTTGGATAAAAAGATTTCCAAATGATGAAGAAGACGTGAAACAAATGTTTGCGGAGTTTACATGTTTGATAGGATATCTACAAAATGATATAGGTGCATGGGACTATAAAACTGAATTTGAGAATTTAGCTATAGGAGGAAACGAACATATAAACGAAAAGGAATGGGAAAAGATTTTTATGCAACGGTTGAATGTATACATGACTAATCAAGAAAAACCAGAATATATGAATTTCGAAGCATATATCAGATCGAATAAATGGCTAACATCAGGTTCTTCAAGCATTGGTAAAGTAGAATGGGAATACGCGGATGAAACAGGAAAATTCAAGGCAGGAAAAACATGGTAGAAGATATTTATGGTATGGATGAGATAGTTAGCATAGCGCGAGAATGGGACGGAAAATTAATAAACAAAACGTTTATTAAAAGTGAACTTGGGAAGAGAAGATTAGCAGTGGCATCTAACTTTGCAGCTTATATTAACCAAAGCTATTTTCTATATTTATACGGTCACGGTTTCAAAAATTATAAATATATAACATTAGACGAACAGCCTCAAGAAGCTCACGTACGTACGATGAAAATAATAAAAGAATTAAGCAGTGGTAATTTTGCACTACCATTCGATTTCAAGCGATTTGATCATCAACCAACAACACAAGAAGTGAAGATGATAATGACAAAAATAGCAAGTCTTGTAGGTGTGAATGTACCTGTGGGAGACAAAGATGAGTTTGATCAATTAGCTAGCAAGATGATATCTTCATTTGATGAAAACTGGTTAATATCGGAATTTGGAGAATTAAGACAAGAGGGCGGTATACCATCAGGTATACGGCCAACTTCATTGATTGGA